TCACCCTACATGCGCAGTAGAATCTGTGTTTACAAGAGCGGCAAGACGCTCCGCGTGTTTTTTTGTTTCGGCCAATTCAGCCTCTAACCGTCCTATCTCCTTTGCTTGCCTTTCGATTGTCGCCAACAACTCCGAAAAGAATTGCGGTGCTTCTTGCGTAGGCGAGATTTCTTGCTTTTGCTCCTGTGATTCTTGATTTAAGGGTTGATCCAGCGTCATATTCCCTACTCCCAAAATCAACCACGACGGATTGACTTCGGGAAAACACTTGAAAAAGCGAGAGATGTTGTCTTCGCTGATTCCGTTATTTTGCGCTAATACACCTCTCGTTACTCCCGATTTTCGGTAAAAATCGGCGGCAGACATGCCTATTTCAGCGAGATAAAGCAATATTTTTTGCTTTATAGGTGATTTTTCTTGCGAGATTTCTTGCATAGGCGAGATTTCTTGTTTAACTTTGCAGCGAATTAAAATTTTAACAGCCGCCAAAGGTACTAAAATTTGGCGAGATAACAGTAAAGAACCGAAAGGAATATGACAACGGAAGCGAACAACACCACGGAACGGAAGGCTCTAAACCTTGTGCAGCGCATAGTAGCGAACCGCCTTGAAAATGAGAATGGCAAAATACAGGTGAACATGAAAGCTCTTGGAGAGGACTTCACATATCACCTCGGCTGGAAATGCGAGGATATATACAAGCGGCATCTCCTGCGCAACTTCTACCGCGATATGCTGACACAACTCGCGCACCCGGACACAACCGAGGAGAGCGCAAAGGAATATCTGCGCCACACGGTAGAACACCTCGCCGATGATATTCTGCACGGAAGCCCGACACGCCACTCAACCAACGCGATAGGGAATCTCGCACACACTTGGGAATTTGAGACCAAGCAGGAAATGTATAACATCGCTGTGGGACTTCATAGCCAATTTGAAGACTGAGCCATGATTACAACGGAGGAATACATAGAAGCCTTACAGGGGGTCAAACGCCCCTTGATAAAGGCTCACGACGAGATAACGGGAGTGGCCGACTTCATCGAGGCTCGCTTGCAGACCGAAAAGGAGTTTGCCGACAGCCGGGTATATGGCACGGTCTGCCACGCCCTCGGAATCTTGGAGGAACAGATAACAAGTATAGGAAACCAAATCACCAAACTCAAAAAATAATGGAACGTAAAAGAATCATCGTAATCACCCCGGAGGAACGCAAGTATCTGCAGAAGATGATCGGCTGCTCAGGCGTAACCGTGTGGGAAGCGGTAAAATACCGCAAAAGTAATGACATACACAAGCGCATCCGCAAGGCAGCGATAGAGCGCGGCAACCCGCAAATGGTAATCGCGCCGGAATTCGACACAATCTATATCACCAACCGCCGAGACGCTGACGAAAAGATGCACCGCTACATGGTGCAGTCTTTTGAGAACGGAGCGACGTTGGAGGGATGCTTCGACACCGGGCTTGTAGAGGTACGCGACAAGTGCGGCGCGGTCAGAGGCCAGTGGCAGAACCCGAAAGTAACCGAAATAACAGCCATACAGGAGGTGGCGCAGTCGCTTTGAGGTATGGTCAAGTATTACAATCCTCCAAAGGCCATGTGCACTGCCCAAGAGCTCGCATCTCTGCTATCCCCCGTTGACAGACGCAGAATGGCATATCGGTATTTTGTCCATACCGCTGAAAAACAGAAGCAATCAGACGGGCGAACATATATCGAGGCATTGGCGGCTTCTCTCCGGAACGGAAGAAGTGATCTTCAACCCACAATTCTGAACCGTCTTTTAAGCCTTTGGCGACAGATTCAGAAAGAATGGCAGGTATCGCAGGTGCGTAATACTCGCAGTCTTGAAGATGTGCTATGTTTTTTAGAGTCTCGTGGACTAACGGTCGATTCTGAAACAGTGAGTATCGTCCATAATAGATTACGCAAAAGGCAATCTCCCACGGCTTGATGATAGCGGGCTTTTTCATAAAGAGCGATTAAAGAATTAACGACTACAAAATTACAAAAAATATGGAGTATTACGGCGGCTCACTTGGAATAAGCCAAGCGGAACTAACCGACGGCATTATGACTAAATCAAACCTTGACTACTACAAACGGAAAGGTGTGATTAGAACCCTAAGGCGTGGCTGTTACGGTACTACTGCATTATACGATGTCGAGACCTTACCGACGGAACACCGGGCAGAGGTAAAGCGGCGGTATGTAGACCCGGAGGCACAGGCAAAGGCGCGGGCATTCATTGACATAATCGTGATAGATCAGATAGCCGCTTCCTACTACGAGGGAGTGAGCATCGAGGGAGCGAGGGGACTGAGCGACGAGAAACGGATGCTCTACACCAACTCCGCCTCGATACTCAACGCTTGCCATAAAATGCTTATGGATGCAGCCGCCGAACAGAAAAAAGTCGGCAAGAGCCGCCGGGTAAAGATGAGCGAATTTTGGGAAGCTCGCGCCAAAGACCTGCCCCGCGTGGCCGACATCTACCCGCACAGCCTCCCGGAGAACCCGCGAGTGCTGCAACGCAAATATCAAGAATATTTCAGAGGAGGCCAGCCCAATTACGAGGTGTTGATTTCGGGTAAGTTCCGCAACAAGAACGCCGCGAGGGTAGCGACCCCGGAGCAGGTGGCATGGCTCACCAAATTCTTGGAGCATCATACCAACCTCGACGGACAGGAGGTGGCCGACTACTACAATACGGTATGCGAGGCTTTCGGATGGCCGAAAGTGACGCGCCGGACGATGTTGGTATGGCTGCAGAAACTCGGATGGCTTGTGAACGCCGGACGGCACGGAGCAAAGGAATATATGAACCGCTACGGAATGCAGAACAAACGCTTTGCACCGACCGCGCCGATGCTGTTCTGGTCGCTCGACGGATGGACGGTGGAGCTATACTACAAAAAGCGCACCGAGGGGAAGCGCGGCGGTCGTACCACATACTGCAACCGCATGACGGTGGTAGTGGTACTCGATCCTTTCAACAAATACCCGATAGGCTACGCCACAGGCTATCAAGAAAGCCCGGAACTGATAAAGGCCGCGCTTCGCAACGCCACCAACCACACGGCAGAACTTTTCGGCCAACGTCTGCGGCCTGTTCAGATACAGAGCGACAACTACCAAATCAAGATTATGCTTCCGACCTACGGCATGGCCGAACATGTAACCCCGGCAGAGGTAGGCAACGCAAAGGCCAAGCCGATAGAGCCGTATTTCAGACGGCTCAACCACAAATACGCTAAAAAATGCTCTGGCAACTGGAGCGGCTACGGCATAACCTCACGCAAGGAGAGCCAGCCCAATATGGAATGGCTCAACGCGCACAAGGGACAGATACCCGACGAGACCGGGGTAAGGGCGCAGATAGAATGGATCATCGAATCAGAACGCGCCGCCAAGCGCGAGGAATATGTGGCCGGATTCAGCCGCATACCCGCCGACCGACTTCTGCCGATGCCGATTGAAAGCTACCTGCTGAACTTCGGGCAGGAGACAGGCTACAAGAACACACTGGAGGGCAGCGGCCTCAACGTCCGGCTTCTCGGAGAGCGCAGGACATACGACAGCTTCGACCTCGAATTCAGAAAATACGCACACCTGCGGTGGAGCATCAAATATGACCCCGACAATATGCAAGAGGTCTTGGCCGTGAGCGACGAGGGAGACATCCGCATACTGCTAAAAGAAAAGCACCTGCAGCCGATGGCACTTGCCGACCGCCGTCCCGGAGACGCGGAGGAACTGCAAAAGGTAAAGGACTTCAACGACGAATTGAAACGCACCGTGATAGAATACGACAGGCAAGCCACCGAGATAGCGCGTGAGAGCCTGTTGCGCCACCCCGACCTCGGCAACCCCTACATAACAGGCATACTCACCGACAGCCGGGGACAGAACAAAGACCGCAAGAGCCAATACCGCCTCGAATACACAGACGTAACCGAGGAGACCGCATACGAGGAAAGCGCGGGCGCGGGCATAGCCGAATCGACGCGCGACCTCTATTGATTAACGGATAATCATAAAACTAATATAGGAAATGAAACAGACAGAAAAAGAAGCCATAGCCGCCAAACTGCGGACGTATGTAGACAGCAAGGAGAGCCAAAACGCCGCCGCCAAATCCCTGCGTGGCGTGAGCGCGGCCACCGTGAGCCAGATACTCAACGGCAACTGGGATCTAATCTCCGACGACATGTGGCGCACGGTAGGCAACCAAATCGGCTATGACCCGCGCAACTGGGTCGTGATAGAGACCGAGGGTTACAGGCGCATGACGCAGGTATTGACCGACGCGCAGCGGCACTCGCTCGTGATGGCCGTAACAGGCGACGCGGGCTGCGGCAAAAGTCAGGCGATAAAGGTATATGCCGGAGGCAACAGGAACGTGATCGCGCTGAGCTGCTCCGAATATTGGAACCGCAAGGAGTTCCTCGGAGAGCTGCTTCAGAGCCTCGGCACAGAACCCGGCGGCTCGACGGTGGCCGACATGATGCGCGAGGCCATACGGCAGCTCAAACGCCGCGAGGGGGTTCTGATAGTGTTGGACGAGGCCGACAAACTCTCCGACCAAGTGCTGCACTTCTTCATCACCATATACAACAAACTGGAAGATACCGTGGGAATCGTCCTCTGCGCCACGCAATACCTCAAAAAGCGGATAGAGCGCGGAGTGGTGAACAACCGCAAAGGCTACAAGGAGATATACTCACGCATAGGCCGCAAATTCATACCGATGCCTGTTGTGAACCGGGGCGACATAAAGGCCGTATGCACCGCCAACGGCCTTGAAGACCGCCGGGAGATAGAAAGGATCATCGACGACGCGGACAACGACCTACGGCGCGTGAAACGCCTCGTGTGCGCACTCAAACTGAAATCAGCCGAGGGTTAAACCACGGTCAAACGCTGATTGAACAATGGCAAAGGCATTAAGCAACCGCAACGTGTGCGACGCGAATTTCAATGTCGCCGACTTCACCGGGGAGTGGCTCGCCACATTCGGGAAGCCGGAACTGCGCGGCGCGTGGATCATCTTCGGGGAGAGCGGCAGCGGCAAGACCCATTTCGCGCTCTCGCTTCTTGCCTATCTGACGCAGTTTGTAGACAAAGCCGCCTACGACACCATCGAACAGGGCTTGTCGCTATCATTCAAAAATTCTTGGTTAGACGCGAACATGGCCGAGGTCGGCAACAAGGTTGTGGTCTACTCAAAGGAACAGATCCCGGCATTGCGCGAGAGGCTGCGCAAGCGCAAAAGTCCGCAGGTTGTGGTGATAGATTCCATAACCGCGCTTGTGGGGTTCACGCGCAGCACCTTTGCCTCGCTTATGGACGAATTCCCCGACAAACTTTTCATCTTCATCGCCCACGAGGAAAACGGCAAGCCCTATCCGGCGGTGGCGCGGCACGTCCGCAAACTGGCCGAGGTGAAGATCCGCGTGGAGGGTTTCAAGGCATACCCCACGACCCGCTTTGCCACCGCGGAGGGAGGCGGCGAGGAGTTTGTGATATGGCCGGAGGGTGCGGCCAAATACTACGCTCAAATAATAGACAAGGAGACCAACCAATAAAAACGAGATATTATGGCAACAGTTACGGCACAACAGCAGAAGTGGCTGCTTAAAAAATTCCACACGCTCTGCGCCCGGCTCAACATGGACGCGGACATGAAACTGGCTCTTATATCCGGCTACGGCGTGGAGAGCAGCAAGGATCTTACAAACGCGGAACTCTTGGAACTCTGCGACCACCTCAACGAGATACTGAACCCGGAGGATGCTAAAACAGACAAGATGCGCAAGCGCGTGATAGCGGCCATCGGAGGTTGGCTGCGCATGATCGGCAAAGGCGACGAGGGGATAAACTACATAAAAGGCGTGGCGTGTCAAGCGGCAAAGACCGACAATTTCAACAAAATCTCTCTTGAACGGCTCACCACCATCTACAACATGTTCCTGCGCAAACAGAAAGATGCAAAGAGTGTGAACGAGGTGGTCGGAAAGATAGCATACACGGCACGGTTCGGTGCGGACAACAATCTTCTGAACTGATATGGGTATGACAGTATTAAGTCTATTTGACGGAATGAGCTGCGGGCAGATAGCCCTGCGGGAACTCGGAATCTCGGTGGACGCATACTATGCCTCCGAGATAGACAAGTTCTGCATCGCGCAGACGCGGCTCAACTTCCCCGGCACAATCCAGTTGGGAGACGTGCGCGGTGTGGATCTCCGCTCGCTCCCGAAAATAGACTTGATACTTGCCGGATCACCCTGTCAAGGTTTCAGCATGGCGGGCAAGCAACTGAATTTCGACGACCCGCGCTCCGCTCTGTTCTTTGAATTTCACCGCATACTGCGCCAAGCCGCTCCCACGACAAAATTTCTGCTTGAAAACGTGAGAATGAAGCGGACAAGTGAGGATATTATAACAAGACACCTCGGCGGTCTCCGTCCTGTAGTCATAAACTCCGCGCTTGTATCGGCGCAGAACCGCGTGAGGTTGTATTGGAGCAACATACGCACCGCTCCTGTAAATCTCTTTGAGAGTTACACCGACATACCACAACCCGCCGACCGTGGCCTGTATCTCGCCGACATATTGGAGGACGAGGTGGACGAAAAATACCATATCACGGATAAAGTGCTGCGCAACCTCATAGCCCACAAGGAACGCAACGAGAGAAACGGCAGGGGGTTCGGCCTTACCATCAAGACACCCGCCGACAAAAGCATTGCCGTGAGGGTCGGCGGAAAAGAGATGTATGACATTGTGAAAATAGACCGACGCGGATATGTCAAACGCGACCAATTGAAAGCCTCCTGCCTCACAGTCGGAGGGCATGGGTGCGGCAATCATTCCGACATGGATATAATCCTACAACGGCCACGTGGCGATAAAGGCTGCACGGTCTACACCGAAAAATCCCCCACCTTGACCGCGAATGCCTGGGAACAGAACAATATAGTCTGCCGTCGCATGGTAAGGCAGGTAAATCCCTCTACGGAGAGCGGCGGCAAGCAGCCGTATCAGCAGAACCGGGTCTACTCAGCAGACGGAATCTCTCCGGCACTATGTTCATCACGTCCCGGCCACGCGCCGATAGTGATACTGCCCGGCGACATACTGCGCCGCATGACCCCCACAGAGTGCGCAAGGTTGCAGACAATCCCCGAATGGTACATGTGGGAATGCTCTGCGACGCAACAGTACAAAATGTTGGGCAACGGTTGGACGGTCGAGGTAATAAAGCACATTCTATCATACCTAAAAATATAAAAGATGATGACAGTTATTGAAAAACAATACATGGACGCGGTCATAGCAATGAACCGCAAAATGGCAGACCAGAACAAAACAGACTGGGAACGCTACCGCATGGATGTCGCCCGCGACGTGTCTACCTACTGCACGGGGCTTTATCTATCCCGACCCGTCGAGGAACGACCCACCTACGAGGAAATCGCGGAAGTGGCCGTAAAAATGGCCGATGCGCTGATAACAAAACTCAAAGAGAGACAACCACCATTTTAATAACCATTCAAAAATCAATTAAACAACAGAGAAATGGCAAAAAGAGAAAAGAAAACAATCATCAGCGGCGTAAGCCGCGAGGCGATGGAGGAGGCTTTCAGAGCATACGCCGACGCCGACGCACAACAGCGATCACTCACCGCCGAAATGGACGGCAAGCTCGTGGAGATTCGCGAGGACTACGCCGACCGACTGGCCGAACTCGAAGCTGAGAAAAAGGCCGCATTCGAGAAAATGCAGGTGTTCGCGGTAGAGAACCGCGAGGAACTGTTCACCAAGCGCAAGAGCATGGAGACCACGCATGGCATCCTCGGCTTCCGCACCGGGAATCCGAAACTCAAAGCCCGCAAGGGGATGACGTGGGCGGGGATTCTCGAACTGCTCAAAATCAAAGGCAAGAACTACGTGCGCATGGTCGAGGAGGTGGCAAAGGACAAACTCCTTGCCGAGCGCGACCTTGACGAATGCAAGGTAGTAATGGAAGCCTGCTGCATCGACGTGGTGCAGGACGAGACATTCTTTGTAGAACCTAAATCGGAGGGATAGCCTTATGGGAAAGCGCACGGAGTTTGCCCGCGACACCATAGAGGTGTGTCGCAACTGCAAGGCAGAGGGTTCAGTCTACGGACGCACCGAGGACGGACGCAGCCACGTCCTGGAAATCTGCCCGGTATGTTGCGGATCGGGACTTGTGAGAAAACATATAGAGGGGTTCGTGGCGGTCGAGCCACACAACAAAACCACAGCAAGGCCATGAAAAGAAGCGCGCCCGCCGCAAGGATAAATCGCTTGACAACGGGCAACACCGTGGAACGTGTTGCAAAGATAGCGGTTAAATTCTTAACATGGCGACAAAACCTCACAAAAATACACTCCTGCGCATACAGCACGTCTGCGACATCACCCGCGAGCATTACGAGGAGGGCAACCTTGCGAAATGCTACAAACAGGTGTGGAGGCATTTTGTGTACCCTGTCTATCCGATGTGTTACCACACGTTCCTCAGCTATCTTCGGCGTGGGCTGGAGGGATTCTCCGACAAGCCCCGCGACACACAGCCCTCCCTGTTCGACGACATAGACATGGGGGAATGAAAGCGACACCGCCCGCAGAACCGAAACTGCGGGCGGTGTTGTGTCTATACCATCTCCTCGGAGAAAGCGTCGGCGAAGATGTCGCCTGTGTCAAGGGTAACATTGCGCGGTGTGAGAATGTAGCCGTCATCGACGGAGGCCGAACAGTCTATGCAGTGGGTTCGCCACTCCTCCAAATCCTCGCATATCTGCTCATGGTTATGGTCGGTGTCCGAGCCGGAATATTGGAACTGCGAGAAACTGCGTCCCTGTTCATCCGCGCCACCCGAAAAGCCGTTCAAGGCGAGTTTGACGGCGCGGATCAGCCGGAAGCGGCACAGAGCCTCGTCGCGGTAAGGCGTGTCGGTCTGCGCGAGCGTGGCCGTTACGAAATGCAGCCTCACAGTCATATCGCCATGCACCGCACCGCGAGAGAGCGGCGACCACAGCACCGGGAGAAACTCCACGAAGATTCCCGGCGGGTTGAACGGACGCATCTGCGTGAGACGTGCCGTATTCTCGTTCCACAGGCCGACATGGTTAATGGCCGGAACTCCCGGTAATTTTGCGTCAGGGTCGCGTTTAGGTCGGCAGTAGATATATTTGTCATCCACGAGACGGACACGCGACAGACGCGCCTCTAAATCGGTAAAAATGCGTAATCTCATATCAATGTCGGTTAAAGTCATCGGCAAGGCGTTGCGAGAACTCCTGCAGCCGTTTGAAAACAATGTCGCCGAGGGCTTGCTGCACCTTTTCGTGGTCGCCTATGAACTGGCGTTGCGGCATATTCATCTGCCGGGAATGTGAGCGCACGGTGTATGTGTTCCCGGTCTTCTTAGACGTGCGCGAGTGGGAGCGGACGGTAACGGCGAAATTGCCGCCCTCGTTGTGCAGGGCTGTATATGGTCGGTCGGAGGTGAAGACCACGGCCATTCCCCGGATCATCGAACGGATGGAGCGTCGCATCGCCCCGGTAACGATAAGGATAGAGCCGCGTCCGCGTTTGTTTGTCTTGCTCGCCTTTGTCGCCACCCACTTCTCGCCGAAGAAACCCTGCTGCCGGAAATTGTCCTTGAACAGCTCCGTGAGCTTCACGCGGGCATCGCTCAGAATATCGTCGTAAATGTTGCGTGGCATGGCGGCGCGGATCTAATCGGCGAGATTCAGAAACAGCAGGGAGATAAGGCCGAGTTTGACCTGCATACGGTCGGACTTGTCCTCTATCTTCTGAAAATCTATCTTTGAGGGAGCGGCCTTGACCTGCTCCCATCTTTCCGGGGTCAATTCCTCGCCGAGACACATAAGGGCTGCGGCGACATCGGTCTGCGAGAACTCGGCTGTAACTGTTATTTTTTCGTCCATTTTGTTGAAAGTGTTGGGGTTTATTTTGTTGTATGAAAAAGAATGTCTATCTTTGCAATCCCATAGGAGGCCGCTGTGGGTTCTTTCGAGGAGGCGGCAACCTGCCCGCGCTGCGGGCTTTTTTTATGCCTATACATCATGTAGGCGAATATCTGCCGAGCCGTCCTCCTTTCGCACCACACAGACAATATGCTTTACCTGTAAATGTCGTGTCTGCCGTTTAAGCCATTTAACGCCGTTGGTAATTTTGCTTGGATGGTACATACTGCCGTCGTGGAAATAGAGGCACACGGTATCGGCGGCAATACGGACATCAGAGCGGGCATTATATCTCGCAAGCTGCTTGTTCTTATCCCGGAGCGCAGAGCCATAATGCCTTTTTTTCGATGTTATAGAGCGAATATCCATCATCACGCCGTCGAGCTGCATATCAAGAGCCGGGAGCGTCCGACCCTTTTTCTTCTTGCTCTCGTCGCAGAGGATAGCCGAATGGCCGCTTTGGAACAGAAGCCGCTGCACCTCATTTTCAAGATCCGCGCCTGTCATGCCCCACCGCAGAACCTGTGCATTATTGGATGTGGTATTGTGTCCCACATGGGCGGCGGTCATGCCGCCGGACACCGGGTCATACTCCACACCCCGATACTTGCTGTCCTTTGAAAGACGGTCATAGAGCCGCTTTGCCTCGACCCTGCGCTGCTGCTCGTGAACGACACGGCAGACCCGGCACTGTTCACGCTTGGGGTCGTAAGCAAGATTGAGGCGACCGTCGCAAGAGCCGCACCCCTTGGGGAGATATGGATGTTTCTTGGGGAACAGTGTCATCTCGCGTCCGGCATTGTAACGGAACATCCGGGCTTTCGGCTCATCGGTGCAAGCGTCCCCGGCGGCTTTGGCCGTCTCCGGGTCGGACATCGGGTAATCATCGCGCAGCACCTGATCCACGTCGCAGCGGCAATTCCAACCATTCGGCGGCAGATAGTCGCGCCAAAACGGGTCAGACGGCGGGAGCGTGATATTGTCGAGCGCGGCGTGTTCCGAGCGCACCCTTTCATCCCCTGCGGTACGGTATTGCAGGTTGTAGCGGTCGCCGTCGGCCACGAAATCGTGCCATTTAACGGCCATCTGCGAGGTGTGGACGGCATGGTTATACTCGGCATAGAGATAGTTGGTGTTATACCGGGCATCAATGGCCTCCACGTCCTTGCGGAACGTGTCGAAAGGCTTCACATGGCCGTCCGCATCGGTGAGCGCAAGGCCGACCTCCGAGAGTGAATGGTAGGTCTTGAAGCCGGAGAATATGAAAGCGTTGTTTTGGAGCGCGGCGGTCAGTTCCGGCGGGGTCTCGGTATTGATGGCCGTATCGACGGCGCGGTTAAGCGCGTTGTACGTCTCCTCGACGAGCGGTCGCACGGCGGGGTCGGCAAGCATATCCGGGGAGAAGCCGCCACGAGCGAAGACCTCGCGCACGGCGCGGTCGAACACATCACGGTTGAACTCCACACGTCCGACACCTCCGGCGAGGGCAAGCACCTGCGGCTCGTAAAGGGTGGTTAACGCTTGATTAAACAGGCGGTAATGGTCGGCTTTTTCTTTTTGTCTGTCTCGGGGCTTGGCCTCCTGTTTTTCGGAATCCTCACCCCCTACTCGAAAAAAGAGCCGGAAGACTGTTTTACGCCGAGAATCGGGATTTTGTATTTTTCAGTGAAATACTGCGGGTCGATGTCGAAGAACTGCAAGAGCATACGTTCCAGTTCGCGCTGCTCCGCCGGTGAGTATGTGGCCGCATCGTCCCACTTGAACGTAAGCCCGGCAAGAGGGAAACCGAGGCGGATCATCTTCGGAATAAGGTCGTCATTGATAACGTATGCAATCAGTTTGGCATCTGCGGCACATAGGTTTTCAAACACTTCAAGATGCGTCTCGGACTGCGATTTTGAGGAACCGTCATCAACGGTCATGGTCTGGCCGACCACGCCTTTTGACATCTCGGAGTTGGCGCGGTCAATGCGCTTGTCATAGACATTGTAAGCGTCGCCACGCGAAGATTCCTTTATGTCTATTGTCGTACCCTCCGGGAACAACGCCCATCCCGCCGCGCCCATCTCCTCGAGCATCACCTCAATCTGCTTGCGGTCGGCGGGGTTCTGCGAGGTGGTAGTTCCCACACGCATAGGCATACCGAAAATCTCGCCGAACACGTCCCAATAGGAGGTCATGTTCTTTTTGGATAACGCGTGGGGAGCGCATTTCAGCAACAGACCGAGGTTGCGGCTCTCGCCGACCTCCACGCACCAGTCGGCCAACGCACCCTCACGGTACGGAATGCCCTGCTGCGGGGAATCGGAGCGGTCGCGGAGCAGCACACCATACTCCGGGCATACGTGGTCTCGCGGCACCAGTTCCACGTCGGAGAACTTCATCACGCCGTTAGCGTCGGTAATCACGTCGCCCAACTGGATAAGGGAATGCCCCCACGCGATAGATTCAAGAGCATTGAGCAGGAAATGGTAGAACCACTTGCTCTCAAAGATTTTCGCCGCGTCCTCGTTCTCGTTGCCCGCATCGTCCGTAAGTACAAAGGCTTTGAGCAGCGTCTTGTGGTAGCGTTGAGTGAAGCAGCCTGTGAGGTGCATATCAATAAGCGCGTCGGTATAGATGGAATACAACGCTCCGCGCTTGGGGTTCTCTATGTTTAGAGCCATAGCCCACGCCCGCCGCCACCGGGCAACGTCCTGTTTGGTGAGGCTCTGCGTCTGTTGGTTGAGCATCATCACGAGGCTTTTTCGCTTCTTCATGCTGCCGCCGCGCTCGTTGTTGCGGCGAGCGGCGAGGCGTATTGATTCGAGCGACCTCTGCGAGGCGTATCTGTTTTTTGCCATTTTATCAGTGTTTAATCTTGTCGTCAATCATGTTTGAATAATCCTCGGAAGTGAGGCCGGAGAGCGCGGTGGAAATATTGGCCTTGTAGGTCGCTCCGCCGTCCTGTGGAGCGACAGCCGAGGATTTGAGCGCGTTAATGATAGCGTCGATTCTCGCCTTGCAGATGTTAAGCTGCTTCTGCAGTTCGGTGGCGTTTGCCGTTGTCTCGCTGCCGCCGTTCCATACCGACACGCCTTTCTTCATTTCAAGGGTCGTTCCGTCTATGTCTATTTTGAGGTTGTCGGCGGTGAGCGTGGCCGAGCCTTTCCGGGTTTTCAACACCACGGAATTGTCCTCGACGGTAGCCTCGGTGTCGCCGATGGTGATAACAGACTTTGTTATTTCCATCGCAAGCACCACTACGGCCACGGCGGGATTGAGGAAACCCACCACGACTTCAGAACCGACTGCCGGGAACGACACGAGGCCGACCGTCTGATTCTGATCCGCCTGTAAATTCACGGCGAGGAGCGGCGCACCCTCGTTAATGGGAGTGCAGTCGATAGTCCGGGCATCTTCGTCCACCGCGTCCACGGTGCAGACGGTGAGATACATTTCAGAGCCGGACAGGGCAAGCTGTCTTATCGCGTTTCTAATATCCATCACTCTGCCGCCCTCGCGCCGAGGGTAATGTCCTGCCGGAAGCCGGAGCTGCCGTATGTTATGGTATTCTTATGGACTTGGTACTTGCCCTTGCGCTCACCGTCGATCTTAATGCCTATCACGTCGAGGACATCAAGCAGCACATGACC